CGGAAGACGGCTCGCTCATCGTGGGCGAACCACCGAAAGACGAGCCCAAAGAAGACGAGGTAGATGAGACACTTTCCACCTCCGATGAACATCACGAAGACGAAGCTGCGCCAGACGCTGAGACTGCTGAAGAAGCCGAAGCTCGGCGTGTTCGTAATCGTGAGCGCCGCGCTCAGAACAAGGAGTCGCGCAAGAACTATATTGAGTCCTTGAAACGTGAGCTGGCCTCCCGTGACGCCGTTATTAACGACCTTTCGACCCGCGTAGCGAGCGTTGAACAACGGAACGTCGGCAGTCAGCTTGCCCAAATTGACTCCAGTATCAAAGAAGCGGAGCAGTACTATAATCACTTCAAGAGCGTCAATCAGCAAGCCATTGAACAGGCCAACGGCGCAGCGGCGGTAGACGCGCAAGAAAAAATGTTTGCGGCTCAGCAGCGGTACCAGATGCTTCAGAACGCCAAGAAGCAGATGAGCACCCAAGCGACGAAACCCGCGCCTCTTGATCCGCGACTGAAGCAACACGCTGAGGCATGGATGTCCAAGAACGAGTGGTATGATCCCAGCGGTTCGGACATGGACAGCGACTTGGTTCTGAAGCTGGACGACCGGCTGGTCAAAGAAGGCTGGAACCCCACCACTGAAGAGTACTGGCAGGAACTTGACGCTCGTGTCAAGAAGTATCTGCCCCACAAAGCAAATTCCAGCTATAATAAGCCGCAAGTGAATAGTGGTTCAAAGCCGAGAGTTCCAGTTGCTGGCTCAAACCAAGATTCATCTAGCGGTGTAAAGTCATCGTACCGACTATCTGCTGAGCGTGTTCAAGCTCTCAAAGATGCCGGCACTTATGACGATCCCGTGAAACGCGCTGATGCGATTCGTCGTTTTCAGCAATATGACAAGGAGCACGCAAATGGCAACTAAAGACAACTTCGGCGATGATCGCCTCAAGAAGGATGCTGGCGAAGCTGTTCGTGGCTCCCGTGACGGCGCGGATATTGATCGCGTACAGAATGATGGATCCAGTATGTCGGCGGAACAACGCCGTAAGGCTCTCCGCCAAGACTGGGTACAAGAAATACTCCCCTCTCCCCCTGACCTTCCCGGCTTCCATTGTTGCTGGCTGAGCACGACCAACTCCACCGACCCGATCTACAAGCGGGTTCAGCGGGGCTACGTGCCGGTGAAAGCAACTGAAGTTCCCGGCTTCGGTACCCAGTACATGGCGCAGGGCGGCGAGTTCGATGGCTGCGTAGCTTGCAACGAAATGCTGCTGTTCAAGATCGAGAAGCAGACGTACAACGATCTTATGACTATCTTCCACCACGATATGCCGCTGGAACAAGAAGCTGCGATCCGTGAGCGTGTGGAGTCAAGTCAGGAACGTGACAGCAGCGGACGGCAACTCGGCAGCGTTGAAGGGGATTTTGACAAACTGGGCCGCTCGCGCGGCACACCAACCTTCATTTAAGGAGACATAATGTCTGCCACCGCATCATACTTCGGCGCTCGCGCTGTAAGTCATCCCAGCGGCACCATTCGCACGGAGACCTTCTTCCCGACGGTTTCCACGATGGCTGCTATCTACAAGGGCGACCTTGTCAAACTCAGTGGCCTAGATACGGTATGCATCGTCTCTGGCGCTGGCGACGCTTCGATCGGCGTGTTCGATGGTTGTCGTTACAACGACTCCACCGGCAAGCCCGTCTATTCACCCTACTGGCCCGGTTCGACTGCCGGCGCCACGAACATCGAGTTCTATGTCATCACTGACATTCAGACGACGTTCGAGATTCAAGCCAGCATTGCTGTGGCCGCAACGGCGATTGGCGATTCCGCCAACATCACCTACGCTGCTGGCAGCGCGGTGACTGGGCAATCCGGCAGCTACATTGCTGCGCTGTCTGGCGCTGGCGCTGTGGGTAACTTCCGCATCGCGGGTGTTGGGCAACAAATCGACAACGCGTGGGGCGATGCTAAGACCATCGTACGCGTTACCATTGGCGCTAACCAGCGCTTCACGCAAGTTAACGCCATCTAAAGGAGACTGACATGGCAACCCCAATGCGCAGTTCTGACTTTAGGTCAATCGTTGAGCCCATCCTCAACCAAGCCTTCGATGGTGTGTATGACCAGCGTGCCGATGAATACAAGCAGGTCTTTCAGGAAAGCACGGGCATCGCTCGCGCCTACCACGAAGAGCCGATGCTGTACGGCATGTCCACTGCCCAAGTCCTCCCGGATGCGAATCCGGTGGCCTACGACAGCGGCGGTCAGTTGTTTGTCAAGCGTTACACCTACGACGTCTATGGTCTGGCTTTCGCCATCACCAAGGTGTTGGAGGAAGACGGCGATGCGATTCGTATCGGCTCCACCTACTCGAAGCATCTGGCTCAATCGATGACCGAGGCGCTGGAAACCGTTTGCGCGAACGACTTCAACCGTGCGTTCACCTCCGGCTATACCGGTGGCGATGGCATCATCCTGTGCTCGGCCAGCCACACGGCCCTTGCAACGGGTGACTCCACGGCGACTTCGAACCTGCTGACGACTTCGGCTGCACTCAGCCAGACCTCACTGGAACAGATGCTGGTGCAAATCCGCCAAGCCTCCGACCCGCGTGGTAAGAAGATCCGTCTACTCCCGAAGAAGCTGGTCATCTCCCCGAGCAACTCGTTCCAAGCTGAAGTTCTGCTGAAGAGCGTGCTGCGCGCCGGCACCAACAACAATGACCTCAACCCCGTCAAGTCGATGGGCCAGCTGAGCGACATTGCTGTTCTGTCGCGTATGACCTCCGCAACCGCGTGGTTCATTCAGACCGATGCCGACAACGGTATGCAGGTCAAGTGGCGTCGCAAGGTTCAGAAGAGCATGGAAGGTGACTTCGAGACTGATTCGGTTCGCTACAAGTCGACCATGCGCTTCGGCCATGGCTGGACTGACTGGCGCACCGTGTTCGGCACTCCCGGCACCTAAGCAGTAAAGAAACATCCCGACCCTCATTCGGGGGTCGGGAACTTCAAATCGAGTGGTTCAAGCCACAGAGGAGAATTCAAAATGCAAGTATCTGATGACCTGTACCTCGGTCCTGCCGTAGCTGGCGGCTCCGGGGTTTCTGTTGGCCCTTCGCCGATGACTGTTGGCGTTGGCCCGCTTGGCCGTGTCTATGTCTACGACATCGCCCCAGCTGCTCTAGCTGCGAACAACCTCGCCACCTCCCAGAATCCGGGCTCTGGCGCTTCATTCACCCTGACTGCTGGCGCAGGCATCACGCAAGTGACGCTCGCCAACGGAGTTCTGGGCTATCAATTCGACGTGCCGCGTGCCGTGCGCGTGGTGGCAGCTGGCGCGAATACCGCCACCTACACCATCTCCGGCTATGACGTGTACGGCCAAGCGATGACCCAAACCATCGCAGCCCCGAGCACCTCCACGGTCACCACGACCAAGGCGTTCAAGGTCGTGACCAGCATCACCAACGCCAATGCTACTGCCGGCACCAACAACCTGACCGTCGGCACCACTGACGTGTTTGGCCTTCCGGTGGCTGTATCCAATGTAGCCTACATCCTGAGCGTCAAGTGGGATGCAACGCTGGCTTCCAACGCTGGCACCTTCACCGCAGCGGACGCCACGACTCCGTCGGCGACCACGGGCGACGTGCGAGGCACCTTCCTGCAAACGGGCAATGCTTCGGACGGTACGCGGCGCTTGGTTATTGCCATCGCTGTTCCGGCAATCGGCTCTGGCCCCACGGCAACTCGTGCGGGTGCTTTCGGTCTGACGCAGTTCTAAGAATCAAGGACTCATCCGGGGGTCGTGTGATCCCCGGCGTTTCACGTAAGGAAAGGAAATACCATGCGTCCAATTCAGCTCGGCCCATACTCGCCCATCACGGCGCTGACCACCGCCTTCAACGCTCAGACATTCAACAGCACGGGCGCTGCGACCGCAGTCACCACCCCTGCCACCACCGACCTACTGGCCCACTTGGTCACGCTGACCTCGCCAGTTCAGGCAACGCTCGCGGGCATCACGTTCACGATCATCGGCACTGATTCCAACGGTATGGCGCAGACGGAGACCGGCATCACTGGTCCCGCATCCAACGCCACGGTGACCAGCTCCAAGCACTTCAAAACGATCACTACCATCACGCCATCCGCCACCATGGGCGCGTTGGTGGTCTCTGTCGGCGTAGCGGCAGAATCAGTCAGCCCGATGATTCCGCTGGAGTGGCGTAGTATCGCAGCAGCAGCCATGACGGTAAAGGTCACGGGCACTATCAACTTCACGGTTGAAGAAACCTACGCTAGCCCATTCAACAACGCCCACGCAGACTGCCCATGGGTCGCAGTTACTGCGCTGGCTACGAAGGCAGCGACAACCTCCAGTACCGTAACCATTGGCGACCAGGCAGTGCGACTGAAGACCCATAGTGTGACCAACGGCGCGACACTAACTTGGTACATCACGCAGAGCTCCGGACAGGTGATGTAACATGGCTACCAGTGGTACCGTAGCAACGACGATCATCGACAACAGTGCTCTAATCGAGCACTCGTTTCGCCGTTGTGGAATTCCCCCTTCGGCGCAGACACCGGAGACCGTGCTCATCGCCAAGGAGAATCTCTATCTCCTGTTGCTAGGCTTGTCGAACGCGGGACTGAACCTCTGGGCTGTCGAGAAGGCATTCATCGGCCTCAACGTCGGTCAAGCCACCTATGTAACCCCCGCAGGAACCTTGGACGTTCTCAACGTCGTCTTTTGCACTCCGACGCTGGCAACAGTGACCTTCGTCGGTATTGCGGAAGGTGGCCAAGCAACGATCACGTCCTCCGCAGTGATTCGCATCGGCTTCTCCTTCACCTCGGCATTCACTGGGGCCATCCAGATCAAGTCTAGCGGCACGTTGCTGACGACCCTCGCCACTGAGTCCTACGTCGCTGGCCAATACTACTGGGCAGACCTCCCTGTCACGACCACGGGCACGGTATTCACTGTCGTGTCGGCCGCAGCAACGTACCCGGTCATCGCAGACATCAAACTCGCGACGGCAGTAGCTGAGCTCCCAGTGACCCAGTGGAATCGCGACACCTACGCGGTCATCAATAACAAGGCCGTTCAAGGGCATCCCTCGACGAGTTACTTCTACGAGAAGAAGCTGATTCCCCAAATCACCTTG